CTAACTTACTGATTTCAATAATGCTCTGGTACTGCTATGTAGGCTTTGGGGCATCTGTGGGGCAAAATCCGCAAGCCGCTGATTCAGCATTACGATCTGCTCACGACTGCTGTCTGCCATCCACGCACCGTATACATTGAAGACCATCTGGGCGCTCGCATGGCCCATCTGACTGGCAATGAAGCTGGGGTTAGCGCCAGCTGACAGTGACCAGCACGCATACGTGTGACGCGACTGATATGCTTTTCTGTGCCTTATCCCTGCTCGCTTCATCGCTGCGTCCCATAAATCGCCTATCGAGTCGACTTTGTAGATGAACCCAACATGCTGACATCTTCTGATCAGTTGAGGGTTGAAGACAAATGTACATTCGTGACCCTCCGTTCTGCCGTACTCGCGCAGCTGAACATCAATGTGATGCCGCTTTCCTAGCCTGGTCATTTCCGCCTGATTCTTCAGGACGTTTATCGCAGGCTGGATAAGATGTATGACCCTGTTCGTGCTCGCCTCAGTTTTCGGTAGAGTGAATTCTCCCAGTTTTGTATAATTACGCCTGATTGTTATTGTTCCAGCTTCAAGATCGATATCCTCCCAGGCCAGGGAGGTCAGCTCCCCGTGACGTACCCCTGTGTATACTGCAAGTGACCACAGGTTTTTCGTCTGCTGATGTCGGCATGCATCTATCAGGCGAATAAATTCGTCACGAGTTAGCGGATCTGGCTCTGCCCTGGCTTTTTTAAAAGGCTTGATCCCTTCGAAGGGGTTTGCTTCTATGTAACCGTGATCTGCAGCAAACTGAAACATTCCAGCAATTGTCGTCATGTAATAATTCACCGTAACGACGCTTCGCCCTTTTGCAGGAGCTTTTCCTTTCGTTGGATTCTGGTAGCCGGTTAGCAAATCTTTCCTGAGATACAGCAATTCCTCTTTGGTGACTGCTGACACCAGTCGATTACCTCCGATCCTCGGCACTACATTCCTTGCGACAGACTCATAGCGATTGAATGCGTTCGAGCAGATTTCCATCCGTTTCAGATCCAGCCATTTTTCTTCAAGTTCTTTCACTGTAATTTCTTTCTTACTTACACCAAAAGCCTTGAGGTTAGGGGAGTCAGGAAATTGCATTGCATAATCAAAGGTTCCTGTGCGGATGGCAAAACACACCGATGTCCGCAGCTCCCCGGCGATCTTCCTGTTCTTAGCGGTGTCAGGGACACCGAGGTTTTCCCTGACACGCTTACCTTTAAAATTAAACCAGATGCGCAGACTGCCACCGTGGTTTTCGACGCCTGTTGGATACGTGATTTTATCCATTGGTGTTACCTCCAGACGCCCAAGAGCGATATGAGCTTACCTTTTTCATGGCATCAAATCACCCTGGCTGCTTGTTTTTCATTGAGGCGACCCAGGCATCTACAGCCTTTCTGTTATACATGCACTCACTGGAAGGTTTAGGATTACCGTCAGGCGATACGTGGATATATTCCCGCCCAACCATCCAGCACTCTTTTCTGGCCCGGAGGATAGTTCCGGGTTTGAGCCCGGTAACCGCGATAAGAACGCTTTCACAAACCCACTCGTTAGGGGCTAACTGTAAAATATTGCTCATGGTTATTCATCCATTACCCTGGCTGCACCCAGGTGAAATTACAGATTGTTACTGATGGTCGGAATCAGCTTCTGCCATATCGCGGACACGTATTTTGCCTGGTGGCGCGCGTCGGCCAGTGCGTTATGCTGTTCACCTATAAATGGCATATCTTTTTTAGGATCGAAACCAATCGAACGACCTAGAGTAACCAGTGTTCTCACATCGTGATCATTCCAGAATGGCCACGGGCAGATTTTGCCGGCACGTTCATAAGCACCGCGTAAAATGACGTTGTCGAATGTAGCCCCGTTCCCCCAAACCTTCATGTACTTCATGTTATCCGCGTGGCGTCCGATGAACTGAGTCAGTTCAGATAATGCCGTCGTAATGGGCATAGCATCAACGCAAATAGCCGACCGCGCTTCCGGGCTTTGTCTTAACCACCATAGAATGGTATCGCCATCAGGAACGGCACCTTGTTCCATTGCGCTTTCAAGGCTAACGGCGGTATAGAACTCAGGTCCAATTTCACCACTTTGCGGATCGAAGAACACAGCACCGATGGAGACAACAGGCGCGTTAGGTTTTTTACCCATAGTTTCAAGGTCGATCATCAAGTTATTCATAAATTAGTTGTCCCCTGTTGCGGTGCTGCTACGAAAATGTTCAACGCCTTTATTCCAAATAGCCTTAATCGTCGTCCAACTGACAGGAACCTCAATCTTAATTCGCCCACTGCCGTCGCAGCTTTCACATTCCTCGTCGGCAAAGCATTCAGGACAGCTTATAAAAGTAGTTTCTAAAAACTCACCGGATAGCAAACTCTTAGCGCCGTTCTCAGCAGTTAGTTTCTTCGGCACCATAACCCAATCATCCGGAATTGCCGGAGAGTTGCCATCAGGAATATTTTCCGGAATATTTTGTCGTGCGTTTTGTGGTTGCTCGACCCCCTGAAGCATGGCAGCACGACAGGCGTTCCATCCCATTTTGTACGCCTGGCCAATAGTCGTTACAGAATCTGCGCTCTCAAGAGCAGAAATGGCCTGCCGAACGCTGATGGACTCTGGCACTATCGGCGTTGGCTGCTCTTTACTAACCAAACGCGTTATTTCTGACTCCAGGAGTGAACCTAAAACTGTACTCGTGCAGTGTTCAGCCCATTCGTTTTTTTCCAGCAGGCTGATGATATTGAGCATATCCTTGTAAATGCCTGTTTCCTGCACTGGCGGGGCAGCATATAACAGCATATACACGGCAACATCATCTGCAGCGTTTGGCTGTTGCTCTAACGTCACGCACACACCGGAAAATTTATTCAGGTATCGCACAGGCTTAGCCTCAAGCGACGCCATCGCAATCCGTGCCAGTTCCATTTGTTCGCCACGGGTAAGCCCGTTTTCCAGCGGATTTTTAATGAATAATTCGATACGTTCTTTGGTAATAGTGGTCATGGGTTTACCATCTTTGTTCATCTTCTTCCTCCCAGCGCTGGCGCTCTGCATCAATACACGGTTTGCACACGTCATAGACGCGCCCATAGCTACCTTCTTCAATATCGCGGTGTGGAACTAACCGATCCGCGTGCTTACCGCACCAGTCACACCTTCCTGAATAGTCAGCGTTATTGGATTCAATAACGTATTGATCGTGACACTCCTGGCACATGTCGTGATATTCACAGCCGAATGAATCTGTTTCACCCTGAACGCGGCGAACGGCGTCACGATCTTGGTGGTAGTCGCATTTTGCGCCAGCCGGCAAATTGCAAACGTGCCCAGGTAACGTTGATACTGGTCCTCTGCTAATATCCGCCATCACGCCCCCTTAACCTTGATGCCAGCGCCGGGGCTATATGCAGACATGCACTGCGTGAACCCGGATTGGTCATCTGTCTGCCCATAGCTGAACCCGGCTTTCAGGCCGTCACGGAATGCGCTATCCTGCAACCTGTCGGCAGTTTCAAGCTTCGCCTCCAGTTCTGCTATGCGCTGCTGGGCTTCATGGTACGCATCAAGCAGTACGTCGAAACAATTGCCGTCGTTCAGTATTTGGGCCAGTTCAGGTTTCCACGCTACGCAGTCATCATCCGGGTCTTGCATGTTGTAGACGTAAGT